AGGTAAGGCGCTGAAGTTATTGACTAGCCCTTTAGCTTCCTCAGTAGCTCCTTGCTGTTCGTTGGCGAGTCTCTCGGCTTTGTCTGCCGCGCCATCAATCATCTTGCCTAAACCGAAGTAGACCGCTGCACCGGCAGCAACAGCAGCAGCGGTTTTTAGCAAAGACGCAGGATTCAGGATCGCCTGGAGAACAGCAGCGGCAGCAGCGGCAGCTTTCTTGGCAGTTGCAAGAGCAGCGGTAGCCTTTGCCCAGATTTGTGTCGCTACACCAATCGCCTTGAACGTAATGACAGCAGCCTTAAACCCAACTGCAATTTGGGCAAGAGTTTTTGCGTTTTCAATTAGGTACAGAAATAGCTGATTCGCAACGCCTAAAGGCGCTTGCATTTGCGCGATGAACCCTCCAAGGGCTCTAACCGCACTTGATAGCTGCTCAGCGCCTGCAATGATAAGCGGCTCAAATAGCTTTCCAATGCTGTACAGCAACTTATCAGCCTCCTGCTTCACTCTCATCATTACCTTTTGCTGCTCTGTTAATTTGTCGCCAAGATCGCCAGACGCCTGAGCAGCTTCTGACAATGCTTTATAGATAATCTCGCTAGTCAGTTCACCTGCCGCGCCCATATTGCGGATCTCAGCCGCGCTGCGTCCCATGCTGTCAGCAATACGCTGAGCCAAAGAAGGCATACGCTCAAGGATTGAACGCAGTTCGTCGCCCTGCAAAACACCAGAGCCAAGAGCCTGACTTAACTGGAAAAATGCACCGGCAGCATCTTGGGCATTCACGCCTGACTGCTTGGCAATAGTGTTAAATCCTTGGTAAATCTCACCCGTTTCTTTTAAGCCGAAGCCAAGACCTTTGAGGCGAGCATAAATATCAGCAAGAGCCTGTGTAGCCTCTGTTTGAGTTAGCCCAAACTTCTGGGACGAATCAGCAGCGATTGCCAATGCCGCGCTGTACTCTTGCGCTGAGCTAGTAAAGTTTTTCAGCTTCTGCTCTGCTGCCGCACGGGCAAAGGCGACATTCAGGCTGTCATTAAAGAGCTTGACAACTGCAACAGCAGAAGTGAACTGAAGAGCAAGCCCAGCAACAGCCTGACGTAGCCCGCCGAGCTTGCCAGCGCTCATTTGCGAGCTATTGCCTAGACCATCAGTTGCGCCTTTCGCTTCCCTGAGCACCCGCTCATACTGCTCGATCTGCTGTTGAGCCTTCTGGTAAAGCGCACCGCCAAGTTGAACTTGTGATTGAATCTGACGCAGCGCATTAATTTGAGATCTAATCGCCTGCTCAGTGTTTCTTACCTTTGCAGCGAAAACACCTTGGACCGAGGATGCCTTAGCAAATCCGCCCTGCTGCGCTTCGACAATAGACTTAACCGCCCTTGCCCGAGCCGATAGCTCCTTAAACCCATCGGCAGCGCCTAACGAGCTTTTGCGGATGTCGTTGAGCCGCTGGACTACGCCCGTTGCGTCTAGCTTTACGGCAACATTGGCGACGGCTGCCACAGCTCTTCCCTACCCTTTTGTCAATTCTATCGGCGCTTTGCTTTCCTTACTGCTGCTTCCTCTTCCTCTGCTTCGACTTGGTACAAAGTCGCCCATAGCCGAAGCTCTTCTAGCGTGACGCGCTCGCTTAATTCCGTCAGGGTATAACCCAACTCACGCGCAAGGCGCATCATCAACCTTAAGGAGATGTCCCGCTTAAGGTGGACCGCTAGTTTTTTGCTTCTTCCTCCGTTACGTCGTTCTCGCTAGTAATGACGGCGAGCATCAACGCCTGCAAATCTTCGTCGCGGACATCGTTCTTAAGCTCTGAAACCTGACCGGCACGAAACAGGGGTTGATTATTTTCGTCCTTTGCCTTCTGGATTAAGAGCTGCAAGGCAAACGCAGTGGCATCCTCGGAGTTCGCGTCCTTCTGCGCCCTTTCGCGCTCCGCCATCGTCAGCGGGGTGCAGTAAAACTCAAAGTCTTCGCCGTCACTCAAGGTCACACGCTTTTTAATCGGCACCAGGTTGGCAGCCTTCTTCAAGCGATCAAGAGGACGCATCGGCTGAGCAGCAGGCATAAAAATGAGCTTGTTGTTGATACTTTAGACATAAAAAAGCCCCCAGCGCAACCCAGGGGCTAAATATCTCAGCGGGATCCGATCAGGACTTGCTGAAGTCGAAGGTAGGAGCACCAGCAGGACGGAAGCTGATCTCAACAACCTGGGCATCGTCAGGGTTGACGGTCAGGCTGGCAGAAGTCAGCACAGCGTCAAACTCGATGCTGCGGCTGAGAGTTGCATCGACGTTGCCGCCGCTTACAACCCGGTCGATATACAGCTTGAAGGCTGCGCCGGTTTGCTGACGCTGGATAACGTCTTCGATCATCCGGCTGGACAGGTTGCTGTCGTCATCGGTCGTATAAACCGTGCAGCTACCTGAACCATCAGCGAAGCCGGTGATGTAGGTGCGGAAGGGTGCATATTGACCCAAGGTTTGACCGATGGTGGTGACATCGATCTCTTCCCTGGTCATCTCAAAGGACCACTCACGCACATCTCCGACAGCGGCATAGCTGTCGTATTCGACCTGGAAGGCGTTAGGGCTGACAGCAGTGCCGTCGTCGGTGATGGTGATTGTCGAACCACCCAGGGTGTCAGACACCTGCAGAACACCGGTCGAAGCGGTGTAAGAGATGACGTAGTAGGTAGTCGAAGCCGAAATGCCAGCAGGCAGGGTGCCAGTGCCGGAAGCTCCGGTTTCGGTATTCACCACGCTGAATTGAACCGGATCGCCAACCTTGAAGTTCAGGTAGGACGCAACGGTGATCTCGTCATCAGCGACGGTCACAGCCGACTCGGCAAAAGTTGCCTTGGTGCCAGCGGGTTTGTAGTAGAGAGCGCCGGACGTACCGGACAGAACAGTAGCCATTGTTGTGAACGGTAGGTGGCTAGATCAATTCTAGCTTTCCTCAAAAGCTGAAAAACTTATCGTCACCTGGGTCTGGAAGAACCCTTCTGGCGCAGGGGGTTCGACGGTATTGGGACCATTTGCGGCATCAAAAATAATACTTTGTAGGGTCAAACGTGAAAACAGGTCGATGCACCGCTGAGCGATGGTCAGCCCAGCTCCAGGACCCGCGCCGCGAGGTGTGAAGATGTTAAACGTCAAGACACCATTGCGCTGGTCACGCCCGCCGTTAGCAGTGTTGAGCTTTAGAAGCGTTGCGTAGACGGAATCGCCCCAGAGGATTGAGGTTTGCAGCCAGCTCGCATTATTAGGCGGCGTGAATGGCACGTTCTCGTATGCCACCTGCAAAGCAGGATCCGCAGCAAACTCAGTTGCGATGCGACCCTCGATGTATGACCTAAGAGTGTTCAGGCTCATTGTCCACCCGCGATCCTATTTGCCTCTTTATTGAACCAAGTGGTCATGTCCTTGGCTATAAGGTCAAGGAAGGGCTGCGCTCCTTGCCTGGTCCTGTATTGCCCACCCCAAGAAGGCGGCAAGTTCCTGCCTGCGACAACAGGCTCGGCGTAAGGGAGGTTGTTAAAGACAGTTCCCTCTAGTGGTTCGATCGTGCGCTGCCAGCCGACCCGAAGCCGTCCCGTATCAACTGGGGTCAAGAGCTTTAAGCGCCGCTCAGTTTCAAGGGTTCCAGATCGGACTAGCTCTGACAGCTTCCCTTCTATGTACTCGTCAATCTGGTCAAGCCGGATTTCTCGTGCCATCTCATTCCCTCAGGAAGATCTCGAACACGATTGCCGTGTTGTCCTGCTCAATCTTATTGACTTGCACGATCTGCATGACCCGGCTGCTAACGGTTATCTGGTCAGACACCGCAGGCTCGAAACTTACGTCAGCAGCAGCAATCGTTAGCTTTTTGTCAGTAGCACGGACAAGTCCGCTGACCTCAGCTTCTCTCACATCCTCCAGCACACCACGGACGGTGGTTTCGGATGCAGTCACAGTCGCCGCACCCGTGCTCGTGTCGTAAGCCCCCGTTGTTACCCGACGAAACGTGACCTGCCCACCGAACTTCGCCATCAGCTTGGTGGCGGTCTTCCGTAGCGAGGTTGCTAAAGCCATCAGATCTTGTAGGCAATGCAGGCACCGTTTTGGAGTTGAATGCTGGTGAAATAACCAGTTAGGTGAGCACCCTGGTCAACCGAAGCACCGGCAAAGCTGCTATCAACGATGTTGGTTGAAACGATAGCGGTGATCGTGCTGCTTTCGTAAAAGTCGATATGACGAAACTTGCCGGTATGCACAGCAGTGTCGTTAATGACCTCTGCGCCAACCGCGTAATTGATGTCAGATACGTCGCCGTGTGACTTAGCCATGATCAGATGTTGTAAGCGATGACAGCGCCACCGCTGTTAAGGGT